ATGATGCTTAGAAATGAAGTAGCAAGCCAGGATTGGCACCGTGAGCACATTGTCGCGGCTGTTCACGTCAAGGGGTTTACATTGCGTGAGTTGTCTTTACGTGCTGGTCTGAAAAAAGACTCTTTAAAAAATGCGCTGTATCGTTCATGTCCCAAATATGAACGTATCATCGCGGATGCTCTCGGGGTTTCCCCTGATGAGATCTGGCCGAGTCGGTATGCTCGTAAGGTCGCGTGATCATGTATGTAACCGCAAATGATATTGTGGGCCTTCCGGGGTTTCCTAGAACAATTCAAGGGGCAAGAAAATCCCTTAGAGTATGGGCTAGCAAATCAGAGGGGGCGAAACGTAGCCGTGCTGGTTCAAGAACAATTGAATACCATATCGACTGTTTACCCGCCAACGCGCAAAAGATACTGCGCGATCATCTGGCAAAGCAGTTAATGGATGATACTTCTGTTCCTGCGGTTGTTGAGCGCCGCGCGGGTAAGAATATTACCGTTCGTCAGGAGCTGGAGGTGATGGTCAAATGTCCTGAACTGGCCCTGCGCGAAGTTCAGACCCTGACCGACAAGCAAAAAGCGATCGCTGATGCCCGCATTTTGCTGGCCGCTGAAGTCCATAAACTGCGGGAGTATGGCAGCATGAGCCGTACCGCTGCGGTGAAATACATCGTTGAGGGTGTCCGCCTTGGTGCGTTATCTGAGCGCGTGATTACCGCCGCAGGCACTGCGAACGCCCGCCAGGGGAAAAGCCGGGTCGGCATCAGTACCGGATCATTACAAGCGTGGTATTCGTCGTTTCTGCTGGTTCAGGGGGATGCGATTAAACTGCAGGCGTTACTGGCCCCCGGTCACCATAAGGCTACTCCGTGGGAACAGGTTTCCTGGCTGAATGATTTTTTTGTGTTTTACCGGACATGGCAACGGCCGAGCGTCACAAAAGCCTATGAAAACTTTTCGGCATGGTGGCAGTCGGCTTATTCAGGTAATGAAGCCATGACTTCGGCTTTGCCTTCTGTCGATGCGGTTCGCCGGGTGCTGAAAACAGTCCCGTTGAATGTCAGAGAGCGGTTTCGCTCTACGGGATCGGCCTGGCGTGCGCTCAATCCGTTTATCCGTCGAGACTGGACAACATTACCGGTTAATGCGGTATGGGTGGGTGACGGGCATTGTATGAAGATGGAAGCCTTCAACCCTGAAACCGGGAATATCTTCCGCCCTGAAGTCACCCTGGTCATGGATGCAGGACAACGCTTTATTGTCGGATGGTCTCTGGCCTTATCTGAAAGCGTGATCGCTGTGGCCGATGCGCTGCGTCATGGTATGTCTCAGCATGGCATTCCTCTGTTCTATTACTCTGATAACGGAGGTGGCGAGAAGAACCGGCAACTGGATGCTGACATTACCGGTGTGTTACCCCGGCTGGGTATTGAGCACATGACCGGTATTCCGGGCAACCCCCAGGGACGCGGAATTATAGAACGCGTAAACAAGGAGATCCCTCGTGATGTCGCTATCAGTTTTCAGAGCTATTGTGCCAGGGATGCAGATAAAGAAACTGTCCGTCTACAACAACGCATTGCCCGTTCTGCCCTGGTTGCCATGCACAAAGGCAAAGACCTGACGAAAAGGCAGGCCGGGGCTATAGGTAAAGTGCCTACATGGGAACAACTGCTGGAAGCCATTGAGCAGGAAGTCGCGCGGTATAACAACCGCCCGCACTCCAGTTTGCCACGCAGGGATAACGGGGAGCATTACAGTCCAGCAGCATACCGTAAGCTGCTTATAAGAGAGCAAAATACTGAAATTGATTATATGACCCATGAAGAACTGCACGAAATGTTCAGACCAGAAATGGTACGCAAAACATTCAGAGGGGAAGTTCGTTTATTTAATAACATTTATTTCTCCCATGAACTGGCAGCAGAGAGCGGAAATGAGGTCCGCGTTAATTATGATATTCACGATGCTAATAGTGTCATTATTCGCAGGATGGATGGATCATTTATTTGTGACGCAATATGGAACGGAAACAGGGTTGATGCCATACCAAAGGCAGCGGTACAGCGGGCAACTGAAAACCGCGTGAAAGGTCGTATAGCCCGAGCACAGGTCACTATTGATGACGCCAGTCGCGAGCTGACCCCAGCTATTGAGCACCAGTCTGATTTTAATCTTGGCTTCAGTTTGCAGCCAAAACTGCCGCAGGGCGAAGAAAAACTGTATTTGTTCGCATCAGAACGTGATCGCGATTTAAAGAAAAACGGCACATATCACCGTTAATTTAAAAGGTATTTATTATGGAGTTAATAACGCAATTAAAAGACGTCATGGAACGTCGCGGTTATTCACAGACACAGGTTGCCCGCGCCATTGGCCGTAGCGCTGCTGTCGTGAATCAGTTTTTACAGAATAAATATACCGGCGATATGGCGGATATTCAGGAGCGTATTACCAGCTTTATTAACCGCGAGCAGGAAAAAGAAAAGAACCGCCGTCTTCAGGCGCATTTTGTCACCACGGAAATGGCAGCTAAAGGCCTCGAAGTGCTGGCCTATGCACATCAGGAATGTGAAATCTGTGTGCTTTATGGTGCGGCAGGTCTCGGTAAGACCATGCTGTTGAGTGAATACGCCGCCAGAAATAAAGATGCGCTGTTTATTGAAGCTGACCCTGGTTATACCGCCCGCACAATGCTGGAGGAACTGTGCCGCCTGCTGGGGGTGAAAGTGCGCGGTAATATCCATGAACTGATTGATGCCTGTGTGCGTGAACTGCACGGCTCCGGTCGTCTGATCATGGTAGATGAGGCAGAACTTCTGCCCTACAGGGCGCTGGAAGTGTTACGCCGTCTGCATGATAAGGCGGGAATTGGTGTGGTACTGGCTGGTATGCCACGTCTGTTAATCAACCTCAAAGGACGTCGTGGTGAGTTCGCGCAGCTATATAGCCGTGTCGCACTGGCCCTGAATATGGGAGATACCCTTTCCCGTGATGATTTTAACCAGATAGCAGCAGATATGATGCCGGAAGCGGATAAAACAGATATCAGTGATGCGCTATATGCGCGCTCTATGGGAAATGCCCGCCGCCTCTTCAAACTGGCGCGTGGTGTCTATCGCATCTGTGATATCAGCAAAGCTCCGGTCAGTGTAGGAGCAATTGATAAATTCGCTGAAATGTTAATCCACTAATTAACGGGAGGCTTATTGGATATAGATATAAGTTATCTTTGTCCGGTCCATTTACTTAGACGACAGTACCCTGAACTAAAAAACGCAAAACACCGCGAAATATTTAATTGTGGCCGCAAGGCCAGGCTATTTGCCGAATGTAACGGTCTGGACACATTAAACGCCCCCACGTTCAGCCATAACGCAACGTGGCAATCTGTTTACAGCAAAGGCTGGCACGGCGTCACGCTGTCAGAAATCCGTGCGGCCAGAATTAAGTATCACGGGAGGTAATAATGACGGAAACAATGGATTATATCCGGTCAATGGAAAGCGCCTGTCTCGTTATTAAGGCGCTGAGCGCACAAAATATTGTTGTTCGCAGTGTAACTCTTGCTAATAAGAGAGCCGTTATTCGCATCAGCTATTGCAGGTACTGCGACTTGTTGATTCAGCAGGGTAAAGCAATTTATCAGTATTTTGGCTGTAATGCTGAGGGTCGTTATCGACAGGGGCAGTTTAACACAGGAGGCTGCAAGGTTGTCTGGACGGAGGCTTTGCACTAAATCAGGAGAGTGATATGTCAATTACTTTAACGATAACCATTCAGGAAACTGAAACAGGTATAGATACAGGCATTCATGCCGAAGGACCATGTTCAAAGGCTGAGTCTGAATATGCAACATTTATTTATAAATCGATTATTGATGTTATGAGTCATCGTCCTGGATATAAAAAAATCGGCAATGACATTTGTAAGGTTATACAACTGAATAAGGGTAATAAAAATGTCCACTGAAAATATGAATAAGCAATACACCACCACACAGGCCCCTGTCGGCTATTGGGTTGATGCCAAAGGCGTATTAACCCCTGAGCATCTGATTAAACCTGTCGATATCGCCCGCGATCAACTGGTTGGTGAAATCGTTGAGCGCGCTGTTTCGCTTAATACTGCGTTGTCTGAATTTAAGTTGGCTGGGTTCGGAGACATTGCGGCGTTCGTTGACCTGTCAGCCAATGAATATGGCATTAATGTGGGTGGCAAAAAAGGTAATGTCACACTGCACACCTTTGATGGCCGTTTCAAAATTCAACGCGCCATGCAGGACCGTATCGCTTTCGACGAACGCCTACAGGCAGCAAAAGCGCTGATTGACGAGTGTCTGGCTGACTGGGTCGAAGGAGCGAAGCCTGAAATTCATGCCATCATCAGTCGTGCATTCCAGACGGAAAAAGAAGGTGAAGTTAACACCGGTGCGGTTCTGGCGCTGCGCCGCCTGGATATCACCGACGAGCGCTGGGTAAAGGCGATGGAAGCTATTAGCGAGGCAGTGCAAGTGGTTGGCAGTCGCTCTTATATCCGCGTTTATGAGCGAATCGGAGACAGTGACCAGTATCGTCCCATCGCACTAGATATTGCAGGAGTGTGATATGGCCGGAAAGATTAACGAGAACGCCGCACGTAATAATTACGGTTGTTATGTCACGGGCGCAATTCGTGCCGAACGTAATGGTGAGTATTCCAGGGCTGCTGAATTATGGAGTAAAGCGCTGATGTTTGCTCGTGGCACTTCCGGTCGGTTCTGGGCCTCCCGTCGAATGGAGTTCTGCGCAAATGCCGCGAATCGCGGCTGGGGAGTTCCGGGTGAAAGCTAACGAGTTTAATGCAAAGTATAAAGTCGGGTCAGCGTTTTATCATGCGTACCCTGCTTTACGCGGTAGCCGACTGATAAAAACGACCGGTGTTGCCCGCGACTTTAATTGCGGTGTCATTGTTGAAATTAATCTGGAGCCATATTTCGTAAATATTAATACGTTAAAACCAGCCAGCTGACTTAAACCGGCATTAATTCATCTTTAAATATGGCGTAAACCAGCCAGGGCCGGTTTACGTCTGATTTTGGGGTTAACAACCATGAATAAATATCACTGGTACTACGTGATTATTCCGTCAATAGCATTCTGGTTATTGATTTTCATCTTTCTGAAAGCAATCTGAGGAACCTGTCATGAATAAAGAACGGTATTTAGCGAAAATTAAAAAGCTTTTAAATCTGTCCCGTAAGGCCACGAACCCTAACGAAGCCGCAGCGGCTCTGCGTCAGGCTCAGAACCTCATGAAAACGCACGGAGTGACTGAACTGGATGCAGAATTTACCAATATCAGCGAGACCAGCAGCAAAGGCGCGCCAAACCATGCACAGACGCCGCCTAAGTATCTCGTTTATCTGGTTGAAGTCATTAAGCGGGCGTTTGGCGTTGAGGCATATTTTACCTGGCGTGAGGGGAAATCGTTTTACAGCGCACCGCGTCGCATCATCACGTTCTACGGCCCGGACGATCGCCCTCAGATAGCTGCCTATGCCTTTGATGTTCTGGCACGTCAGATTACGGCTGCACGTAAAGAATTTCAGGCCAGCATTCACCGGAACACGAAACCGGCTAACCGCGTCGCAAAAGCAGATCAGTTCTGTGAAGGCTGGGTCAGCGGTGTCTGGCACATTATCGCCGAACTGGCCCCGACGGAATCAGAAGTTACGCTCATGGAGGTGTATCACGAGCGCAAACTTGCCAGCAGCATGACCCCTGGCACATTCCGCGAGGCCCGAAAATGCAACGGCAGTGACTCAGCAGGGACCGCCGGTTACCTCGCGGGCCGCAGAGCAACGCTGCATCATGGCGTGGGCGGTTCCGCCACGGCTCCGGCACTCATCGGGAGGTCAGAATCATGACGCCAAACGCTAAAAAACTGATTGGTGGTGTCAAGGCGGGCCAGAAGTTTCTCGCCTGGGATGATACCCTCTACCGCCAGACCCTGTTCCGCCTGACCGGGAAAACCAGCGCCACAAAATGCAGCCTGGACGAGCTGAAAACGGTTATCGACTATATGCATAAAGCGGGCTTTCCCCGCCAGCATGGCCGCCGTCCGTCCGTATCCCGCGACAAAAAAACAACCTTGCGCAAAATCGAGGCGCTGCTGGCCGATGCCGGGCGGCAGTGGGCCTACGCCGAATCAATGGCCCGTCATATGTTTAACGGTCGCCAGGCGATTGAGTGGCTCACAGACGATGAGCTGTACCGGCTGATGCAGGCGCTGGTTATTGATCAAAAACGGCGGGAGAAACGCAAATGACAGACAGCATGAGCGGCGATCAGTCGCTCGAATCCGTCAGCATGTTGTTACCGCCGGTCGTGCTGGAGTTGGTCGGATTAATCGGCTATCGTGAAACGCAGTCTCTGGTTGCCCGGCTTGGCGGGGTGTCATTCCCGGTCGGAAAAAATATTAACGTGAAAACCGGCGCGCACCGTATCAGCGTGTTATCTGATGCGGTATCCGTGGACGCAGCGAATAAGATCATGGCGCGCTTTGGTGGTGAAACGTTGTATATTCCGCGCTGTGCTGCTGCCCTGCGGGAACTGCGCAACCGCCGTTTTATCGCCGACTATTACGCCATGCTGACGGCCGGTAAATCCGGGCGCATTGCCCTGATGACGTTATGCCCCCGCTTTGGGTTCAGCGACCGTTACGGCCAGCGCCTGCTGGCCCGTAAAACTTCCGAACAGCTACCCCTTTTCTGACCGGGCGGGTGACGAACCCCGTCACCTGCCCGCGTTCATTACTGCCTGTCACACTGTCAGCACAGTTTTTATTGTGAGTGCTGATTATGTCTGCCATCAATCTTATTGTTATCCACTGTGCCGCCTCGAAAAACGGGCGTAGTCTCGCCACTGCGAACGAAACCGCCGCGCAGGTCATCGATCGCTGGCACCGTGATGCTGGTTTCCACCGCACCGCCGCGAACGTGGCCGAATGCAACCGTCATCTTAAATACATCGGTTATCACTATGTGATCGATATCACCGGCAAAACCGAAACCGGCCGCCGTATCGGCGAAACCGGCGCGCACGTTCGCGGCTATAACGCGGGTTCAGTCGGGATCTGCATGACCGGAACAGACGCGTTCACTCCTGCACAATGGGAGGCGTTGCGCATCCTGGTGAATGGCCTGAAGACCCGTTTTCCGTCTGCCCGCATCTGCGGCCATCGTGACCTCTCTCCCGATAAAAACGGCGACGGTGTGATCACCCCTGACGAATTGATCAAGATTTGCCCCGGATTTACCGTCGCTGACTGGCTGGCCGGGGGCGGGCAGCCACTGGCGGGGCATATCGTCGAATGATACGCAAGCGCCTGGCCGAACTGGTCACCAATCCGGCTTCCGGCAGGATGTCCACGTCAGACACGATAGTTATCGGGGCGTTTATCGCCACAACCACGATTCTGGTCTGGTGTGGTCTGACGGGCCAGCTGGACGAATGGCTCTGGCTCGGATACCTGGGGGCATGGGTCACGCAGTCACAGGCGTCAAAATGGCAGGCGCTCAACAGGAACAGGGCTAAATCCGATGATAAAAATACTGCCGCTGGTTAAAAACCATTTTCCGGCACTGCTCGCCGTGTTGTTGCTGTCTGCTGTGGTTGCGTTGGTCAGCGGGCTGATTGCATGGAATACCGGCTGGCGCAGCGGTGCCGGAGAACTGGCGGATGTTTGGCGTGATAACCGGTCCCTGTCAATGCAGGTCACGAACAACGAAAAAGAGGCCCGCGTCCGAGCGGAGCAGAACGCGCGACAGCTTGCTGAGGCACTGGCGCAGCAGCGCAGAGAATATCAGCGGGCTGAAAAGGTATCCGCTGAGCTGAGGCAGGTCCGCCAGCAGCTGGATACCGAGCGTAAGCAGCATAAACAGGAGATTAATGATGCCGTTAAAAATGATTCTTCCGCTTATACCGGTATTGGCCCTGACAGCCTGCGCACCTGGCGTGCCAGTCTTGGCTACCCCCCGGACAGTCGATACCTGCCCGACGATACCGGCACAGCTGCTGGAAATCCCGCCAAAACCGGCGGCACCAGAGCCGGGCTACCACCAGCGGACCTACTGAGCCACGGGGCCGACTACGGCGCGTGGTGCCTGACACTTGAAAGCCAGCTGATAGCCATAGGCCGCTGGTCCAGGGGAGAGCGTGAACATGGCCCTGACGATTGATACAGCGCTGCAAATCACCCTGAGCCTTGTTGCTGCCCTCGGCGGAATGTGGATGAGAACACTACAGGGTGACATTAAAGAACTTGAACGTGATATGCAGTTAATCCGCGATCACTACCAGCGGCGTGATGATGCGCATCGGGAATTTGAACAGATCATGGTGCTGTTACAGCGCATCGAGCAGAAACTGGACAAAAAGGCAGACAAATGAAACGGACAAAACACGAACGACGGTTATCAGCCTGTCTGACGGCTGCACAATCCACAGCCATCTGTAGCGCACTGATAGCCGCCGCCATCACGCTGGCAAAATACCAGGCGGCGATCAGTTAATGGCCTATCCGAAAGAGATGCGCGACAGGGTCCGCCGCGCGTATGTATTTGACGGACTGTCGCTGGATTTAGCCGCCATTAAATGCGGCGTTGCCTGCCCGACCGCGCAGCGCTGGAAAGCGGCGGCTAAACAGCAGGGTGACGACTGGGACAAGGTCCGGGCCGCGCATACGCTCGCCGGGGGCGGACTGGATGAACTCGGCCGGGGGATGATTACATCGCTGCTGGTTCAGTTCCAGACCACGATGGACGAACTCCAGGTGACCGACGGCAGCAAGGAAGAACTGGCCCCGGCAGAGCGGGTGAAACTTCTGGTAAGTCTGACCGATGCGCTGAACAAGACGGTCGCCAGCAGTAAGCGATTACTGCCCGAAACCAATCAACTTGCAACAGCGCTGGAGGTTATCCAGCAGCTGTCGCGATTTATCGCAGAACGGTTCCCGCAGCATTTACAGGCGTTTGCCGATGTGCTGGAGCCGTTCGGCGCAGAACTTGAAGCTAAATATGGCAGCTGAACCGGGCAGTGCAGCGCCGGGTAATAACGTATGCCAGTTACTGAGGGATGCCGCCTGCCAGGTGTGCCATCAGCTTTTCTCCAGGGGTGAGCGTGGTGTCCTTTTTCAGCCCCAGCGCGATGCAGGCCCGCAGCCGGGCAGGATTGCACAGTCGGGTATTTACCGGGCTGTCGTTTTCTTCAATTTTGTGCAGATACGCCAGTGCCTGAGCAGCGTCCAGTACGGGCAGTTCATCACACAGCTTTTTATAGCGCTGAGCCTGAAGCCGTGCATGTCCGGCAAGAGCGCCGGGTTTACAGGAAAACTGAATAGCGGAAATCAGGGCGATAACAGACCCCGCAAGCCATCCGTAACGGCTGTCGGCGAATACAGACGCCCCCAGCAGGAACTGGACAAAGCACAGAAAGCGGTCTGCCCTGCGACAGAGAGTTTCTGTCATGACTTCCAGGTAATAGCTGTAATGGGCAGTAAGCGGGAGGGTTAAGGATGGCTTTTGCATGGTGTTACTCCTGATCGTCGTCTGCGTCCCGCTCCTTATCAGGCTGGTAAGGTCGGTGCAGAGCGTGAAGTGGTTCGGCATCATCGGGAAGACGGTTCGAACCGTCAAAAAACCCGGTTTCTTTATCGTTGTCACCTGACATGGTGGCTACTCCTTGTGTTGGCTGGTTTTTTTGTCCGTTCAGTCTCTCAAAACTTTCGCGGACAGAAAGTAACCTACCACAAGATCATGCGCCGGGCATGGGTAAAAACCCGGCATAATTCTGAAATGAGCATAGTTTTTATTCTGAGCAGGTCGTCCGGGATAATGAAAACCACTGAGGATATTCACATGGCAACACCAGAAAACACCTTTCTTGAACAGGACATGCTGGCCCGCAAAATTGCCGATTTGATACGACGTGAATTTGACAGTGAGCAGTTGGCAACAATCGGTAAGGGTCAGGCAATGTGGCTGGCGTTTCAGATGATATGCGGCCCTGAGTGGGCCGCTTTAATGGTTCAGCGTTCGTCCGCAAGTTGCTTTCGCAAATGAGCGTTAATGGCGTCAAATACTTCTAACGGCGTTGCATCATGTGGTAACACAACGGGTAACCCTGTATAGCGGTTTGAAACTGGATGAGCCATGCACAGCTTAGTCAGCTCCACCGCGATGTTTGCTATTTCAATATTGTTATCTGACATGTTGGTTACTCCTTGTGTTGGTTGTTTTTTCCGCTCTATCTCCCAAAACGTCGCGGACAGAAAGTAACCTACCACAAGACCATGCGCCGGGCATGGGTAAAAACCCCGCATAATTCTGAAATGAGCACAGCTTTTATTCTGAGCAGTTATCGCGATTTATCGCAGAACCGGAGGCTAAATATGGCAGCTAAGATGATCCCCGTTGGCGACGCACACAGCATTGCAGCGGATGAATTTGCAGAGGTTTTCCTGAACTGTAACAGGGATGTGGTAGCCCGTTTACGCGATGGCAAAAAGATTACCGTTCTGCCGGGCTACGGTCAGACGCCCTGGCAACGGCGTGACGAACTGGTCAGGCTCATTAATGCTGCGATGGATGATAACTGATGCAGGTTGAGAAAATTGGCTCAGCCACCCTCTATTGTGGTGATGCTCTGGAAATTCTTCCAACTCTGCTTCCGGGCGCTGCGGACTGCCTGTTAACCGACCCGCCTTACAGCAGCGGTGGTCAGACAATTTCATCCCGTCAGCAAAGCCCGGCTGAAAAATACGTCGATAACAGCTGCCGGGCCGCAAAACATAACGTCGATTTTCACGGTGATAATAAAGATGCCCGTTCATGGGCGTTCTGGTCAGTAATGTGGATGTCGCAGTGCTATCGCATTTTACCGGATGCTGCTTACGCGATGGTGTTTACCGACTGGCGACAACTGGCGGGTACAACCGACGTTTTACAAAGTGGGGGTTTTACATGGCGTGGCGTGGTGCCGTGGGATAAAACGCTGTCGAGCCGCGCCCCCCACACCGGCTATTTTCGTCATCAGTGTGAATACGTCGTATGGGGAAGTCGTAACAAACTGAACAAATGTGCTCACGGTGGCCCGTTCCCTGGCATGTTTACGCACCGTGTAAATCCTGCTGAAAAATTCCATATGACAGGTAAGCCGGTCGGACTGCTGAAGGATTACCTCGCCCCGGTTCCGGCAGGAGCCGTGGTGTTAGATCCGTTCATGGGGTCAGGCTCTGCCGGTGTTGCAGCCGTTGAAACCGGACGCGGGTTTATCGGCATTGAAATGAGCAATCATTATTTTGATGTAGCCTGTGAGCGTATCTCACAGGCGGTTGCCAGGGGGCGCAGTGGCACAATTTACGGGCCGTGAGTTTCTCAAAGAACTGGCGGAGATCAAACGTAAGTTACGCGCCGATATCAAATCCAGCGCAACGGGGCTGGATACGTCGCCGCAGGCTGTCCGGGCGCGCCGCCGCCGTGTCCTTAGCGGTGATTTCCGCTTTTTCGCTTATACCTATTTCCCCCATCATATCCGGGGCGAGTCGTCACAGTTCCAGGCGCATTTTTGCACACGCTACCCGCAACTACTGACCCGTCCGGGGGGCTGCACCGAATGGTGGATAGCCCCGCGTGGTGAGGCCAAATCGTCCATGCTGACCAAAATAGGGCCGTGCTGGTGCGCCGTTCAGGCGCTGCACCAGATGGATGAGGTCCGCGCAGAGCTGGGTATTACCGGTGAGCGGCCCCCCTTTATTGATTACGTCATCATGCTGGGCGCAGAAACAAAACTCCCCTCAAAACTGCTGGAAGTCGTCAAAACAGAACTGACGGTCAATGACGCGCTGGCGCTGGATTTCCCGGAGGTCTGCGGCCGGTCCGGGCAGTGGAAAATCGGAGAATTTACCACCCGTACCGGGGTTAAGCTGGAAGCGTTCGGCGCGGAACAGGCAATTCGCGGGACGTTCCACGGGGCCAGTCGTCCTAAGTTGCTGTTAGGCGATGACCTGATAACCGACGCCGAAGCCAAAAGCCCGACGGAGCGTAAAAACCGCTGGGACTGGCTGTCAAAAGCGATTGATTATCTCGGTCCGCCTGACGGGTCCGTAAAATACATGGGCGTTGGCACCGTCCTGAACAAAGACGACCCTATCAGCCGGGCGAAAAAGACCGTCGGCCATGTCGTCCACCATTTCCGGGCAGTGGTCGAATACCCAAAAAATATGGAACTGTGGGAACAGTGCCAGGCACTGATGCTCAATGACGACAAGGCCGCGCAGGAGCAGGCAAAAGAGCTGGCGCTGGATCTGCCCGACGATAAATTACCGTCATACCGGTTTTATCTCGCGAACAAAACGGCAATGGACGACGGCGCGGTCACCAGCTGGCCGTCGGTCCGCTCGCTGTTCTGGCTTATGCGTCAGCGCGCCAAAGACGGGAAAGCCTTCTCCACTGAAATGCAGGGCGACCCGCGCGCAGACGAAGACAAAGTGTTTACCCCTGTCCGGTTTTGGGTTCAGCGCTCAGACACATGGCTGATGTTCGGTGCGTGCGATCCTTCAATGGGCCGGGGCCAGACGTCTGATCCCAGCTCGATTATGGTCGGCGGCTGGCACCAGTTTAAAAAGCAGTTAAACGTGATTGAGGCCCGCAGTAAACGGCGTTTACCGTCAAAGCTGGAGGCTGATTTGATCAGCGTACAGCGCGAATTTAACTGTATTGCGATTGGCTTTGAGAACAATAACGCCTACGAACACAGCCGCCAGACCTTTATTACGGCCGGACTGGCGCAGGGGGTAGCCCTGCCGCTGGTCGGCGTCACCGCATCTGTCCCGCTGGAAATCCGCGTTGACTCTCTGGAGCCGTTTGTGACCGATGCGTTCGATCCCCGCATTCTTTTTCATCCGTCACAGATTGCGCTGCTTGACCAGTTGGACACCTGGCCGGAGGCGCAGACCGGTCACCACTACGACAATCTGTCCGCCTTACACATTCTGTGGATGATTGCCGTCTCGAGGGGAGCTGGTTTTGAGTGGCAGCACGTCCCGGCCCGCAGTCAGAGTGGCGGCTATACCGGAGATCCTGATGATGACGACGATAACGACGATGGCGGATTTGCTCTGAGGTGGTGAGATGGAAAACAGCATAATTCTGGATATAAACGGCAATCCCATTCTGAAACCGGCGCTGATGGAGCCGCAGACGTCGCACGTCAGAGGGCTGGCAAATACCTTTGCCGAGCATCCCAGCCACCGGCTGACGCCTGCCCGGTTACAGTCTATTTTGCTGGAAGCTGAGCAGGGTAACCTCATCCGACAGGCTGACCTGTTTACTGATATGGAAGAACGCGACGCGCACCTGTTCGCAGAAATGCAGAAGCGCAAACGTAAGTTACTGACGGTCGGTTACGAGGTTGCCCCTCCGCCGAACGCGACACCCGAGGAACGCAGTGATACCGCCTGGCTGGCGGAGTTCATCACCGAGCTGGACGCGTGGGAGGACTTACTGATTGATATGCTGGACGCCATCGGCCAGGGATTCAGCAATACCGAAATTAGCTGGCAGATGTACGGCCGGGAGTGGTATCCGGCAGCGTTTACGCACCGGCCCGCGTCCTGGTTCCAGCTTGATCAAAACGACCAGAACAGGCTGCTGCTGCGCACTGATGATGGCCAGGGGGCAGAACTGCGCCCGTTCAGCTGGATACAGCACCGGCACAAATCCCGATCCGGGTATATTGCCCGCGCCGGGCTGATGCGCACCCTGTGCTGGCCGTATATCTTCCGCAATTTTGGGGCGCAGGCCCTGGCGGAAATGCTGGAAATCTACGGCGTACCGATCCGCATCGGTAAATATCCGGCTGGTATCGGTAAACCTGAGCGCGATGCGCTGATGCGCGCCGTATCAGAGCTGGGGCGCTATGCAGGCGGTATAATTCCCGACTCGATGAAAATCGAGCTGACACAGGCCGCCAGCGGCTCACACGCCCCGCACATGGCGCTGGCCGAATGGGCTGAAAAGTCGATGAGTAAAGCTATTCTCGGCGGGACGCTGACCAGCCAGGCAGACGGAAAAACCTCGACAAATGCGCTGGGCGTCATTCATAACGACGTCCGCCGCGACCTGTTAATCTCTGATGCAAAACAGACGGCCGCGACCATTCGCTCGGATCTGTTCTGGCCGATGCTGGTTTTAAACCGCAGGGCGAATGCTGACCCGCGCCGTACGCCGCGTCTAAAATTTATTGTCCCGGAAGAAAACGCCGCCGGTGCCAGCGACCCTGCGCCAGCATCCGGGAACGATGCCCTGTCACGTCTGCTTGTGGCGGCATTAACCCGTTCCGCTGGCGATGCGGGGCAACGCGGACTTGAGAGCGGCCTGGCCGCGCTGCTGAATACCGGCCAGCCTGCGCAGGGGCTGACCGCCTTACTGCAGCCGGTACTCGCTGCCACCCGGCAGGCTGACAGTGAGGCCGCATTACTGGGGGCGCTTGCCGAAGCATTCCCGGCCGCAGACCCGACGTTGCTTGCCCGAAGCCTCGGCAACAGTGCCGCACTGGCGCGCATTATCGGCCATGCGGCCACGCAGGGGCTGTAATGGCGCTGACAGAGGGTGAAATCAGCGCCCTGTTTACGATGGCACCGGATGCCGCGCTGCGCTGGCTCAATAATAAAGGGCTGCGCATCCGGGGGGATGCTGAGAATATGGGCGCTACCGACCATGCACACGCGTTCGGCTTTGCCAACCTTGCCCGGCTGGATATTGCGCAGGATATTGTCAACGGGCTGCGTGATGCGCTGGCGAACGGTCAGACGGTCCGCCAGTTTCAGGACGCATTAACGCCCCTGCTGAAAAAGAAGGGATGGTGGGGAACGGATGAAAAAATCGACCTGACAACCGGGGAAATCACACAGAAACAGATGGGCAATCCTGCCCGTCTGAGCACCATTTTCCGTACAGAGTTACAGGGCGCATATGCGGCCGGGCGTTATGAGTCCATGCTGGCGAACGCAGAGACCCGCCCTTACTGGCGCTATGTTGCCGTGATGGATATGCGCACCCGCCCGGCCCATGCCCGGCTGCATAACCGCGTTTTCCATTATCTCGATCCCATCTGGAAATTCATTTTTCCGCCGAACGGGTTTAACTGCCGCTGCCGCGTCGAAGCCCTGACTGAAGCAGAGGTCATCGCGCTGGGGCTGGTTATCTCGAAAACCGACAGCGAAATCACGCAGCAGGTCATGACTGACCTCGATGACGCCGGTAACCCGGTATTCACCCCCGTTAACGGTGTCCGTTTCACGGACCCGGACGGCAAATCTGTCTCCTTCTTCCCGGACGTGGGTTTCGACAGGAACAGTGCGCGGGAGGTCTGGCGGGCAAATCTGGACAGGTACGATACAGCGCTGGCACGACCGTATGTCGCCGCCGGGCTGGCAGGCCCGGAGCTGGGTGAAATGCTGAAATCTGCCCGTGCCGGTGAGCAGAACGGCGAGCAGCTGGCCGCCGCAGTGCTGACTCCCGCCGATGCGGCGGCGTTCGGTCTGAAATCCCGCACGGTCTGGCTGACAGAGCACAGGCTCGCGCAGCAGCTGCGAGACGCGACCCTGCCCGCAGCAGACGAGCTGCCGGTGGTTCAGAACGTCATCGAATCCGCTGTGGTCGTCACCCGCGACGGAAGCGTTGTGATGTTTTTCTCCCCGCGCGAGGCGGGCGGCTGGTATGCGGTCACGCTTGATGCCGCACAGCGCGTCAGCCTGTTTATTACTGTTACTGATGATGCCCTGTCGGGTTTACTGACTGGCGAAATACTGAGGGATTTGCGATGAGCAGCATCAAAATCACCGTTGACAGCGCCCCGCTCAAAACGGTGCTGGCGCAGCTGAGCGGCACGCTGAGTAAACCCCGGCCGCTGATGCTGGAGATAGCCGAAACCCTGCACGCGCAGAGCATGAGCCTGTTTCACAATGAAGGCTGGCCGTCAGGAAGCTGGCCCGCGCTGCGCCCCTCCACCCGTCGCGCCCGTGAACGCAGCGGCCACTGGCCGGGAAAAATGTTGCAGGTCAGCGGCCGTCTGGCGTCGTCTGTTCAGGCCGCCGCCGGTGATGATTTTGCACAGGTCGGCACCAATACCGTTTACGCAGCAATACAGCATCTTGGCGGGACCATTCACAGAACTGGCAGCGTGCGCCTGCGCACAAACGCCAGCGGCGAACTGATACGCCAGAAGGGACACCCGAATCTCGCCGTTTTTGCCCGCAGCAAACACAAGCGCGCCACATCGCGCGCCGTTAACTACATCATTACGATTCCTGCCCGCCCGTTTTTGCCCGTGACCCCGGATAATCAGTTGATCCCCCCGGCAATGGACGCCGTGATGGGCGTTCTTCAGGCTGCGCTTAAAAAAACGCGCTGATGCGCCTGTCGCGATTTTTATCGCCAGAGGTGCGCCAGCGTTCATTAAAAACCGTCCGACGCCATCTGATGCGATTTAAACGGGTTTTAAATGGGGTTGCGCTGGCGTAGTCTGTACGCGTTGTAAATTTCCCGCACTTTCCGGGTGACGAACCCTGTCGTCTGCCCCGGTTTTCAGTTCGCCCGTACAGTGGCGGCATGAAAAGACCTCATTCCACACCTGAACCCGCGATAGCCGCCTGCGCATTTAAAATCAGTGCATCAGAAGGCCGCATCCAGCTGTTCCCGGCCGGTAAATTCCGGGCTGTGGACGGTCGCCCGTTCGACTGTGAAAGCTGGTTCATTGATGCCAGCATCGCACAGCGCATTATGACGGCGTTGTCTGCCCGTAAAAACCCGATCGTTATCGACTACGAACACCAGACGCTGCACACCGAACATAACGGCCATCCCGCACCAGCAGCTGGCTGGATGCGTGGCGCAAAACTGGTCTGGGAAGACGCGGGTCTGTTTGCCGACGAGGTAAAATGGACTGCCCGCGCGCGTCAGATGATTGACGCTGAAGAATATCTCTACATTTCCCCCGTTTTTACCTACGACCGCAAAAACGGTGCCGTTCTGCAACTGATCCATGCGGCCCTGACTAACGATCCGGGCCTCGACGGCATGAACGCTGTCACTCTCGCGGCGGCCTCACGGCTGGCCGCACTGACCACAACGGAGACTCACACCGTGAATGAAGAACTGTTAATGCTGCTGCGCAAGCTGCTGGGGCTGCCTGACGATGCCGACGAAACGGCCATTATTACCGCCCTGCAAAAAATGGCGGCTGACCTGGAACCCGGTGAAGGTGGTGATGCCAGTCTGACCCGCTTTTTTGCCTCGGTGAAAGCGAAAGACGAAAAGATCGCCGCGCTGACGCTGGCCGTCGATGCCGCGAAGAAAGCCCCCGGCAACAATCCGGACCCGGAGAAATTTGTTCCGGTCGAGGCGGTAACCGCGTTAACGCAGCAGGTTGCCGCCCTGTCAGCACGCATCAATGGCGGGGAACTGGATACCGTAGTCACCGATGCCCTGAAGGCCGGGAAGCTGCTGCCGTCGCTTGAGGCATGGGCACGCGAACTGGGCGCAAAAGACCTGGCCGCCCTGAAAAGCTACGTTGCTGCCGCTGCCCCCGTTGCTGCGCTCATTAACACACAGACCCACGGCAAAGGGCCATCCGGCGAAGATGCCCACGGACTGAGCGCTGTTGAGCTGGAGGTCGCCGCCCTGTCGGGGATGACACCGAAAGACTTTGCCGCCGCAAAAAAATCAATGGAGTAACTGATGATTATTACCCCTGACGGAATCAAAGCGCTGTTTGTCACGTTCAACAAACAGTTTCAGGATGGCATGAAACTTGCCGACACATCGTATAAGACCGTGGCAAGCGTTGTCCCGTCCACCACGGCGGCGAACGTGTACGCATGGCTCGGCCAGTTCCCACAAATGAAGCAGTGGATCGGCTCCCGTACCCTGCGTGATATGGCCGCGCATGGCTATACCCTCAACAATATTTTATATGAATCGACGGTTCCGGTTGCACGCACGGCGATAGAAGATGATCAGGTCGGTGTCTACGGGCCTATGTTCCAGATGCAGGGCCAGGAATCTGAGCAGTACCCCAATCGCGATATTTTCAAACTCCTGGCTCGGGGAGACAGCGAGCTGTGTTACGACGGCCAGAACTTTTTTGACACCGACCATCCTGTCTACGAGAAAGTTGACGGCACGGGGGACACTACCGCTGTCAGCAACCTGTTTACTGGTGACGGACCCGCCTGGTATCTGATGGACACCACGCAGCCGATTAAACCACTGATTTTCCAGCAGCGCGTGAAGCCGCAAATCACCAACAAACAGAGCGACGCCACATCAGATAAGGTCTTTATGGATGACGTGTATCTGTACGGTATCCGCGCCCGTTCTGCGGCCGGTTTTGGGTTATGGCAGCTGTGCGTCAAATCCACCAAACCGCTTAATGCGGACAGCTACCAGGAAGCCTGGCAGGCGCTGCGAAATATGAAAGCCGATGGCGGCGACTCGCTAAACGTTCGCCCTGAACTACTGGTTGTCCCATCTAATCTGGTTTCTGCCGCTAAAGCGGTCGTCGGCGTGGAATATCTGACGGGCGGCGGTTCTAACCCACATCACAACATGTCGAAAATTCTCGATTGTGCATGGCTGAATTAATCCCGCGTTAACTCCATTTAAAGGCGTTTTAAAGATGATTAAAAAGAATGAAAACAATACGGATGCAGCGGCGGTGGCGGTTCAGACACACCAACAGTCGGAAAGCGCAGCCAGCCAACATCTGACGGCACCAGCTGATACCGTTCTGGCCGCTGCGGCTGAAGCGAAATGGAGCATCCAGGCAGTTGCAGTGCCGAACAAGCGCCGGATGCGCGCGGGCCGTTTATTTACTGAAACACCGGTAACCGTAACCCGGTCAGAATTCAGCGAATACGAATGGAACGCCATCAAAAATGACCCACATCTGAAATTAATACCGCTGGATGAATAACCATGTACTGCACCCAGGACGATTTAATCAGTGCGTTCAGCGAGGAAGAGATCCGCCAGCTGTCAGACCGCAAACGCCCGGCATCTGGCGCGATTGATCCGGTTGTGGTGACGAATGCGATTAACGATGCCACCGCTGAAATCAATATGTACCTGGAGGGGCGCGGCCTGCTGCCCCTGAAAACAGTCCCGGACACGCTGCGCCGTATCAGCTGTGATATTGCCCGTTATTACCTGTATCAGAACCCGCGCGACGATACGCCAGTGACGTTGCGTTATCGCCAGCGGGTGAAGCAGCTGGAAAGCGTCGCGACCGGTAAATTGTCGCTCGGACTCGATGAGGCCGGAAACGTCCCGGCCCCGGAGGAAACCATCCAGTTTACCACCGGCAGCAACATGTTCCGCCAGAACGGAGGCGGCTTATGGTGAATATTACCGATGATTATTTGTTCTGTGAGCCGTTGCTGACTGCGCACCTGCGCGAGCGTATCCCGGAGCTGGCCTGCGTTGGCAGCGTGGCCGGGCTGGAACAGCTGGCGGCCGGAAATATTCCGGCCCCCTCCGCATGGGTGTTTTATCTCGGCGATCAGATAAGTGGCACCACGGCGGCGGTGGGCGGTGTTCAGAACCGGCAGCAGTTTGTGACGCAGCTGTGGGCCGTGGTGGTCGCCGTCTATTTTGCTGACGGTCCCGGACGAGGGGGAGATATTGCCGGTCAGGCCGGACCGCTGCTGGCAAAAGTGCTGGGGGCGTTTAAGGGCTGGCAACCTGCGGCTGATATTCCGCGCATCCGGCGCAGTACACAGCAGCTACCGGCGCAGTATGAGGACGGCTACGGGTTTTATCCCCTGGTCTATCAGATCCAGATCCCCGCCAGCTTAGGAGGCTATTAATGGCAGGAAAAACACAGCAACTGAAGAACGTCACGCTGACAAAACCGCATCAGCATGCAGGCGTGAAATACAGCGCCGGTGATGTGATCAGCGTGGACACCGCGACAGCGGCATGGCTGGAAAAAAACGGTATCACCCGCAACGGCAACACCGCGACCGAAGAGGCTAAAACCGAATGAAGCAGGAAACATACTACTACGGCCAGGGCAAAGTCTTCCTGGCCGAACGCGACCCGGTGACCGGGATGCCTGGCGTCTATCGCTGGATTGGTGACTGTGATGCCCTGTCGCTGGCGCTCGAAGTTGAATCGTTCGATCACAAAGAAAGTTACAGCGGCCAGCGCGCATCCGTGCGCCGCCTCTATACCGGTAAGGAAGGAACGCTTTCCAGCACCTGGTATGACCGTTCCCCGGAGAATGTTGCGCTTGTTCTTTACGGGCAGGCAGTCAGCGTGGCGGCGGGAACCGTCACAGCCGAAAAATTGCCGGGGGGCATCGTTGCCGGTTCCCTCGTGGCGCTCGCGTATCAGGGCGTCAGTAATGTGGTCATCGGTGATCTGGTCGAGGGTACGGATTATACACTGCATGCCGACGTGGGGTCGGTTGAGTTTCTGAAAACTCCAGAAATCAAAAACGGCGTGGCCCCCACAGTAAATTACAGCTATGGCGAGGCGGTGAATACCTCGATGTTTACGCAGAACGCCCGCGACGTGGCCCTGCGTTATGAGGGGGTCAACCTGGCTGAAGGCGGGAAACGCGTCATTCTGGAACTGTACAAAATCCAGCTTGATCCGGTGTCGGCGATGGACTGGATCAATACCGATACCAGCCTCAGCGGTCTGGAAACCAGCGCAGGTGTACTGGTAGACACTCTGCGGGCAGATGACCCTGTTATCGGGCGCTACGGACGCGTTATTCACGTCGGGGAATCGTTATGAGCAACATCGATGAGCTAAACATCCTGATGCCTGAGCGGTCGCTGTCCGTCGCGGGTGTCACCGTCACTGTCCATGAATACACATTCGCAGAACAGCTGCAGCACCGGGCGCTGCTGCGTCCCGTTATTGATGCGGTTGCCGGGCTGTTTGACGGCACAGACGTCGACGGGGTGAAGCTGGACGATATGACGGACGCGCTGGCGGCGGTGTATGACCATGTGATCAGCGTGGTCGCCATCGCCTGCGATCAGCCGCGTGAATGGGTCGCGGCGCTCAGTGGAGAAGACAGTGAAAAGTTGTTCTTTACCTGGTGGGGAGTCAACGCCAGTTTTTTTATCAGGCAGGCAACGCTCCCGCAGATGCAAAAGCTGGTGCAGAGCCTGTCAGCTGGGGTGACCTCTTTGCCACGCTGACGGCCAGCGGTCATGCGTTCCCCAACTTAAAAAACTACACGGCGCGCCAGCTGGTGCTGTTTTTCGATGCCGCACAGCGGCGGGAAATCAGCAACCGGCTGGCGCGCACGGTAGACAATGCGAACGCATCCGCCGGGGGCAAATCGCTGTCATCACATATTGCACAACTGAAAGGCGCGTCAGCGCGCCCGAAGCAGGATAAACGCGTCACCGGCCAGCATCACCGGCAGCAGAATGAAGGCCATCGACGGCACGGATACCGACAGCAGCAGAAGCGGGACGTGTAGCGCAAACCACGTTTTCATTTATCCCCCTTTTTTGACAAACCAGTGGACACAGTAGCATGGCAACAGGCAGCAATATAGAGCTAAAACTGCGCATTCAGGCGGATTTAAATTCTGCCCGCCAGGCTATTGATGACCTTGAAAAACGCCTGGTCGTCACTACTGCCAGTGCGAAAAAACTGTCGAACGCCGGAGATGCGGCGGCGGCCGGTATGGACCATGCTGCACGCAGCGCAAAAGCAGCAGATGCCGCATTCAGTCGCACACGCGCGGGCGTGGAATCCATCAGCACCCAGCTGGCCCGCCTCCAGTCCGTCGCCGGTGCCGTCACTGGCCTGACGCTCGGTGCCGGATTGTTTAAGAGCATCGCCACCACGGCCGATGAATACACGAATTTAAACGCCCGCGTAAAACTGGTTTCGGATTCCGGGGAACAGGCCAGAACCACGTTTGCCAGTGTGTCCGACATGGCAAGCCAGACCGGGCAACGGATCGCGGCAACCGCTGAGTTATACACCCGCCTTGCGCGCTCTTTACGGGGCGCTGCATCACAGACCGAACTGCTGCGCGTGACTGAAACCATCAGCAAAGCGGCCGTCGTGTCGGGGGCCACAGCGGAAGAGTCCAGTGCTGCCATCATCCAGCTGTCGCAGGGTCTGGCATCCGGCACCCTGCGCGGGGAAGAGTTCAATTCTGTATCAGAACAGATGCCCCGTATCATGGATATGCTGTCAAAATCGCTTGGTAAAACGCGCGGCGAACTGCGTGCAATGGCGGCAGACGGAAAGCTGACTACAGAGGTTGTCTTCCGGGCGTTGCAGGATGGCGCGGCAGATATTGACGCGGAATTCTCACAGATGCCGCTGACCATCGAGCGTGCCGTGACGGAGCTGACGAACGCCTGGACCGGCTATGTCGGTGGAGCAGATAACGCACTCGGCACATCGCGGGCGCTGGCCGGAGTCATTTCCGGGCTGGCGGGTAATCTCGACACCCTGATGACGGTTGTCACCGGCGCTGCTGTCGTCATGGGTGGGCGTCATGTCGCGGCGTTTATCGCCGCCATTCAGGCCGCGCGGGGTCTTAAAGTCGAAACGGCCGCGCTGGCTGCAGCCGAACTGGCGCAGAGTCGCGCCGCTGTGGCGGCGGCCCAGGCCGAAATGAAGCGCGCAGCCGCCGCCGGTGCGATGGCCCCCGGACGCCGCCTTGCCGCTGAGAACGCCATGACCGCTGCCCTGACCCGGCAGGCTGCCGCCGAAACCGCCCTGACGGCTGCCACGCGCACCCGGAGCCTGGCTGCCAGTGTCGGGTCCGGTCTGCTGAGTCTCGCCGGTGGTCCGGCGGGCCTGGCAATTACCGGCGTGACGCTGGCCGTCACCGGCCTGTCCGCTGCGTATGCCGCATCCCGGCAGAAAGAGGCGGAGCTTGAGCAACAGCACCGGCAGACCATCCAGACGCTGGAGGACCAGCGACAGAAAACACTGGCGCTGATGAGCGCGGAAGGTCAGCTACGCGGCAGTGCCGGGACGTCCGACGTACTGAGTCAGTCCCGCAGTAATGCCAGTACGCTGAGCACCGACGCTGCGAAGCTGGCCGCGCTGGAACAGCGGGCGGAAAGCCTGCGGACGTCTCTCTCTGTCCTGACATCCACCCCGGATATAACCGGCTTTGGCATAATAAGCGCCGGGCCACTCAGCAGCGAACTGGCAAAGCTTGAAAAGCAGATCGACGAGCTGAAGCCGAAATTTGAAGCCCTGACCGAAGCACAGGCCACGTTAACGACGAGCCTCGATGACCGGCTGGTGCGGGCGCTGAACGCGGCCGACAGCAGCGGCAAAACACTGAATCAGACGCTGGACACACTGTCTGCCGTCGGTCCCATCCAGTGGATTGATGAAGCCACGCGCAGCATTACGGCGAACGAAACCGCCGTAGCTGAGCTGACCGGTGAAGCTGCCGGTCTTGAGAAAAAGCTGAAAAAAGAGCTGGCTGATGCGACATATACCGCCGCTGAGCAACTGGAGCAGCTGCGGGACCGGATAGTGATCGCAGCAGCTGCGGCCGGTCAGGCTCCTGCCGATATTGACAAGCTGCGTGACAGTCTGGACGGGATCATCTCGCTGCAAAAAAAGGTGGATGCGGCCAGCGATGCGAAAAAGCAGGCGCAGGCTGAGGCCAGCGCCGCGAAATCCCGCGCCCGCGCTGCTGAAACGGCCGCAAAGGCAACGGAAAACTATGTTGCCGGGCTGGAAAAACAGGCCGCGACAGTCGGGAAAACGCAGGCACAGGTCCGGGCCTATGAGCTGGCGGAAAAGGGACTGACCGGCGCACTTAAAGCCCGTGCAGAGGCTGCGCTGGCGGTAATTTCAGCCGCAGAGCGTCAGAAACAGCTTGATGCCGATGCGACAAAAAACAGCAGCCTTCAGGCACAGTATCTGCGGGCTACCGGCGATCAGTCCGGCGGGGATCTGGTGGAAATGCGACAGCAGATGGCTGACCTGCGCCGTGAGTTTGAGGCTTCCGGCAACACAGACGGCGTGGCGTGGGTAGACAAACTGATCCCGGTTCAGGAAACGAAAATCCGCATCGACGGGATGAAGAAGGAGATCGACGATCTGCTGACATACCGCAGCCAGCGGGAAACCAGCATTCAGGCACAGGTCCAGGCCGGGCTGCTGTCAGAGATGGAGGGACGCCGCGAACTCGTCAACCTGAGTCAGGAAGTGTCGGACAAAATGGCGGGTTACCTGCCTCAGATGAAAGCATTTGCGGCCGTTCCAGGTGAGGCCGGAGAAAGCGCCCGCGCGGCCATTGCGCAGCTGGAAGCCGAAATGGCCCGCCTGAAGACCGCCGGTGATGGTCTGGCTGCTGCGTTTGGCGCAGGTCTTCAGAGTGGCATTGAAGGCAGTTTAAATGCCCTGGCCGCCGGGACCGCCAATCTCTCTGAGGCTGTACTGAATCTGGGTCAATCCGTGCTGTCGGCGCTGTCGCAGGTTGCCTCTAAAAATCTGGCAGAGCTGGCAATGGGCGGTCTCAGTTCTGCCTGGTCGTCAGTCACCGGCAGCGCAGCAACCACCGCAACAGAAACGGCGGCAGACGCCGCAGGCGCAACGGCTTACGGGACGGCGATTACTGCGGCCAGCACGGCCGGGGCCGCCTCGATGGGAACATCACTCACTGTCGGTGCCACATCCATTACCACGGCAATGACGGCCGGGGCCACCACGCTGACGGCCGCGCTGTCTGCGGCATTTGCGGCCGGAGCGACCACCCTGTCGGCAGCAATCGCAGCTGCCAGCGCCGGTGGTGCGGCCACGTCCGGGGTGATGGCGGCTGTTACCGTTGCCACCGGCGGCCATATTCGCGGCCCCGGCACAGGCACCTCAGACAGCATCGCCGCGCGTCTGTCAGATGGTGAATACGTTATCAACGCGGCATCGGTGCGCCGTTATGGCGTTGACTTTTTACATGCGCTGAATGCCGGGCGCATCGGGGCGTTCGCAAATGGTGGCCCGGTGTCATTACCACCGGTATCACGGCGCAACGTCAACAACAGCGCCCCTGCCGCCGTATCTGCCAACGGAATGCAGACCGGAAAACCGGAACAACAGCCCGTCATACAGCAGACGCTGGTCTTTGACCCGGCACAGGCGCTGAGCGCGGGCATTAATTCGACCAATGGCAAGCGTGCAATGATTACGTTTGTGAGTGCCAACGCGCCAACACTGCGCCAGATTTTGGGGGTGAAGTGATGGCCCTTATCCCCTGGCTTGGTGCAACAGACTGGACCAATGGCGTGACAGAGAAACTGGAGTGGCAAACCAGCATCCTGCAATCCCCGACCGGTGCAGAGCAGCGCATTGCACGCCGCCTGACCCCGCGCCGGACCTTTGAGCTGACCACCGTTGCCGCAGGCGCAGAGCGCGGCGCATTTGAGAACTGGCTGGCCCGCGCGGGTTCAATGGTATGGGCCATGCCAGTCTGGCCTGACGTGGTGCCATTGCCCGCAGATTATGCCGCCGGAGCGTCTACTCTCTATATCCCGACAGCCGGTCGCGACTTTTCCGCAGGAGATGATGTTTTATTTCAGTCTCAGCCTGGCTGGCTTGCCGTGTCAGAAGTACGCACCCTGTCGGCGGTCAGCGCTGACAGTCTGTCATTGACGGTGCCACTGTCGCAGAACTGGCAGGCCGGAGCGCTGGTTTATCCCCTGCGCCCGGCCGTGCTGACAGATCCGCCAGGGCTGACCCGTCGCGGTGCGCTGATGCTGGCACAGGTTCGTTTTCGTCTTGCGACCAGTAATACGCATCCGGCAGACCGTCCAGGCACTTTGTACAGGGGCTGGCCGGTCATTGAGCACGCCCCGGATTTCAGCGAAGACCTTAGCGCGGAATATCAGCGCCTTGTTATGGAGCTGGACAATCGGGTCGGGATACCACATCGCAACGATACCGCAAGGCGGCCATTTCTGGCTATGCAGCATACCTGGTCTGTATCCGGCCGTGCAGAACATCAGGCACTGCGGGCCTTGTTTTACTACCTGAGAGGACGGCAGCGGGCGGTCTGGATACCCGGTGACCCCGGCGACCTTCAACCAGTCAGCGGGCTGGATGCCGGTTATATCGATGTGCAGTATTGCGCATTGTCTGATTCCGCCGTCGCGGGTGAACTACCCGGACGGCAGGACGTGGTCATCACACTGACCGACGGACGCCGGTATTACCGGCGCGTGACGGGAGTCATGCGGCAGAACAACACAACGGAGCGCCTGATGCTGACGGGGGGGACCGAAGCCGTACCACTCAGCGAACTGGCCTCGGTGTCGTGGCTGACACTTTCCCGGCTCAACGATGATTCAGTGGAATGGGAACACGTCACGGATGCCGACGGGCTGGCAACCGTATCCGTTATTTTCAGGGGGGTAATCGCATGAGTTTTAATGATTATGAGCATTCCGTGCAGGACGGCCTGCCGGTTGAGTTTTATCTGTTTGAACACGGCAGCAATAGCTGGCGATACACCAGTGCAGACCACGACATCACATTCAACGGCCAGCTGTGGATTGCTGCCGCGATTACGTGTCCGGGTATCAGTTCTGGCGGCAGCGAGGGGCTGGAACTGACCGTGCCGTCTGATTTGCCAGTGGTGATGTTGTACCGGGGAACGCCCCCCTCGACGAGCGTAAAATTGCGGGTTCTCAGAAAGCACGCTGATGCTGTCAGTGACGCTGAATCGCGTACGGTATGGATAGGCACCATTACCGAAGTGAAGCGTGAAGGCTACAACAGCGCCCGCATCATTACCGCCAGTGCGGCCAGTACATTTTCGCGTAATGGCCTGCGACTCGGCTGGACCCGTGCCTGCCCGCATTCCCTGTATGACAGTAACTGCACCGTTTCACGCGCCGTATGGGCGGTCAACGGGCTGAACATTACGGCACTCAACGGTGCTGAAATCACTGTCAGCATTCCGGGAAGCTATGCCAGCGGCTGGTTCAGCGGTGGCCTGATTGCCTGGGAGAATGACGGACTGACAGAGCGCCGGGGGCTGAAAACGCACAGCGGCAACGTGATAGGCGTACTGGGCGGCACCATCGGGCTTTCTGTCGGGATGACGGTTTCACTGTGGCCCGGCTGTGACAGAACGCTGGCTGTCTGCGAGAAGAAATTCAGGAACCAGCTGAATTACGGTGGCGTGCCACACATGCCGGGCATTTCACCCTATGAAATCGTGAAACTGTTTTAAGCCATAAGGGGAATGCTATGTGGTGGGCTATTGCTAAGTTTGTTGCCGTTATCGTTGCCAGCTACCTGGTTAATCAGGCGATGGCACCAAAGCAAAGAAACACAACGCCGGAAGCGGCAACAGAAGACGACTGGAACATGCCGCAGCAGACAGAAGGTACGCCGCAATGCGTTTTTTTCGGCGACTGCTGGACTGATGACTGGTTCATCCTGGCCTATGGCAATTATCGTTACGAGGCAATCAAAAAATGAAAATTACGATGGAGCATATCCGCGCCGGTGGGGGTTGTGCATGGGGCATCCGGGCATTTTTTGCGCGTTATAACCTCGATTTAAACGCCTTTTTAGAACGTGGCTGGATTGAGTCAGAGGTGCTGATTAATACCGGCGATGCGCTTGCGCTGCGTATCGTTGAACGGGCCGGAGCCGGAGAAAACGATGGGCGGTAAAGGCGGCAGCAAAAAAACGACGGTCGGTTATAAATATTCCTGGGATATTCAGGCCGGGCTGGGGCGTGGTCCTGTTAACGAAGTGGTTGCCATCACGGCAGATAAAAAAATGGTGTTTGCAGGTACTGAGGGTCAGGTCAGGGAGAATGGTGAGATTGTTATTGATAAACCAGACCTGTTCGGCGGGACTGATACAGGGGGCGAAGGTGGTATTCAGGGTACGCTCTATTTTATGTTTGGCGCACCCACGCAAACTCCGGTTGCCCGCCTCAGTTCTGTTCTGAGCGGTGTTATTCCCGGTTTTCGCGGGATGGTGACAACGTTTTTCAGCGGCCTGATAAGCGCTTACAGTTCAAGCCCGAAGCCGTGGTCCTATCGGGTCAGGCGCACGACTGAGGGCTGGAAAAATGGTAGCGCCTGGTATCCTGAAAAAGCGATGATCCGCCTGAGTAACAGCACTGCGACGTTACCGAACGACAGCGAGCTGACCGACGCCCAGCGTAACAACCTGCGCAGTATTCATGCGATGAACCCTGCGCATATTCTGCTGGAAGCGGCCACCAATCCTGACTGGGGGCGCGGTCTGTCGTTGTCCGATATTGACGTCAGCACGTATAAGGCCGCAGCGGACACGCTTTATACGGAGGCGTTCGGCCTGTGTTTTCGTTACAACCGGCAAACCGATTTAGATAAATTTGTGCAGCAGATTTTGGATCATATCGGCGCGGCGCAGTATGCAGACCTTGAAACCGGGCTGTTGTGTCTGAAATTGATCCGCAATGACTACGACGCAGACACGCTGCCGCTGTTTACCTGGGACGACGGTATTATTGATATTACCGACGACGACAGCACCGCAATGGATACTGCCGTCAATGAAGTGGTTGTGACCTGGCATGACCCGGTCACGCACAGCGACGGTGAGGCCCGCGCGCAAAACCTCGGCGCTATCGCGAATGTCGGGACGATCAGCAGTTCGGTTGAGTACAAAGCTATCCCGACGTTTGATCTTGCCGCCCGTGTGGCTGCGCGTGATCTGGAAACCGGCGCGGCCGGTATTGCTAAATTCGGCATGAAACTGAACCGGCGTGCCAGCAGTCTGACACCTGCGGCCTGTTTTCGTGCCAGCCTGCCCGAACGCGGAATTAATAATATTGTGCTGCGCGTCGGGAAAATTGAAGAAAACGACGACGGGTCAATTGCCGTCACGGTTATTCAGGACGTTTTCGGGATGCCTGCGACGAGCTGGGGCAGTGGTAATCAGGGCAGCGAATGGCAGCCACCGGACAAAACCCCGTTACCTGTTTCACACAGTGTCACAATGGAGCTTCCCTATGCCGTGCTGGCCGGTAATCTGTCTGCCGCTGAGCTGTCGGCACTCAGTCCTACGGCCTGTTTTATCGGCACTGTCGCACAGTCACCTTCGCCGACGTCGGTTAATTATCAGTATCAGAGTCGGGCGGCGGGTACGGAGTGGAAAAGCGCAGGCACAGGCGACTGGAGCATAACCGGTACACTTGCCCGCGCGATGAGTACCGATGCTAAAGCGCTCTTTTATTGTGCAGGCACCGACCCGGCTGTCGGCGATGTGCTGCTGATTGATGATGAAATTTTACGGGTAACTGTTGTTGATACCGCCCTCAAATCGGCGCGGGTTGCACGCGGCTGTGCGGACACCTATCCGCAGGAACATGCCGCCGGGGCGCTGGCGTGGGTTGTTTCCGACAATCTGGAAACCGACAGCACCGAATATCTGATGGGGGATGTTGTGGACGTCCGGCTGTTAACCCGGACAGGCAGCGGTATGTTGAGTGAAGCGGACGCGCCTGTGGCAAGTATTATGCCACAGCAGCGCCAGTCCCGCCCTTATCCGCCCGCGCGAGTCAGACTGTCCGGCCATGCCTGGCCTGTGGAGACTGCCCCACTCGATGAATACGTGCTGAGCTGGTCGCACCGTGATCGTGTGTTGCAGGCAGACCAGATGATTGACTGTGATGATGTCAGCATCGGACCCGAACCCGGCACCGTGTACCGCGTGGAAATCAGACGCGATGGCAGCACACTGTGGCAGGCAGAAACGGCAGACGACACTATTTTAATCCCCTGGATTGCAGACAGCACAAAACCGGCGGCAAGCCTCGTTTTATTCAGCGTTCGCGATGGTCTGTCCTCGATACGTTCATGGGATATCGCGTTACCTGCCGGTTATATTGAGGAGGCCGCCAGTGAAACGGAGTGAAACCTATTACTACGGTCAGGGCCGCGTCATGCTGGGGGTGCGAACACCCGGACAGGCTGTCAATATGCGCTGGGTGGGAGATGTGGATCAACTGGATATTTCCTTTAACAGCGAAAGCCATAAGGGCCGACAGTCAGTTAATGGTGTGACGGGTACAGCCACAAAGTATTTTACGCATCATGACTGCGCAGTCAGCGCGAATTTTTATGAATATTCAGCAGAGAATTTAGGTCTTGCTCTTTTTGGACAATCGCTGAATCAGGCCGCACATGCTGAGCAGCAGTCAATTGGTACAGGCGTTATTGCAAGAGGGTGTTATCCCCTTGCGCATCAAAATGTCTGGGGCGTGTTTATTCACGGCCTGACAGAAGGTGTGGATTTTATTGTCGATTCTCTCTGGGGCGTTATTGAGTTTTTAAAAACGCCCCGCGTGCAGCCGGTCACGGTCAGATATAAACACGCGGGTAATGTCAATATTCCCATTCTGACGACACGCCCGGTGGAGGTGATGCTCCGTTATGAGGGCATAAACCTGGCTGAAAATATGCGCCCGGTATTAGTCGAACTGTATCGTGTGCAATTTAATCCGGCTGAAACACTGGGGATTATTACTGACGGTAATGCGCTGGGGAGTTTTGAATTAAAAGGCGATGTATTACCTGATCCGACCCGAAGCGTAACTGATGTCATGGGGCAATATGGTCGTTTTGTTATCCCTGGTAATATAGACCTGTCCGGCGCATCTGACCTGCGCGTTATGACGACTTCCGGCATCGCCGGGGGGGCCATTACAACGTTATATCCCGACCGGAAATAGTTATGGAAACATTCAAAACAATATTGACTCAGTACGGGCGTGATGCAATCGCTGACTTTTTGATTACACAGGTTCCGGTTAAACTGGTAAGTGTCGCAGCCGGTGATGGTGGTGGCAGCTATTACACACCAGATGAAGCGCAAACTGCGCTAAAAAATGAAATATGGCGTGGTCAGACAAATGATTTATTCAGTCTCGACAATATCTATGGTGATGTTGTTGCTGAGGTTATTATCCCCCCTGAAGCGGCCCCTGATGGCGGCTGGTATATACGCGAGGTCGGTATATTTGATGATACCGGTCATCTGTTTGCTGTCGGCCAGTATCCGCTCGAGTTTCAGCCAGATTTATCCACGGGTGCCGCTAAACAAATTTATATCAGAATTATCATTGAAGTCGGAAACACGGCCGCTATTGAAATCGTCGTGGACCATTCACTTGCTCTGGCTTCAAAAGCAGACATTGATAACTTACAGACACAAATAACCACCACACAGCAGGATATTGAAGGGATACGCACGCAAATAGACCATGCGGTGCGATTTTTAACACCTGAGATGTTTACCGGATTGTATGCAACAACACAGGAAGCGTTGCAGGCTTGCTGTGATGCCGCTAAAGCCAAGGGGCTTCCCGTTATGGCATGGGGATATTCAGGGACGCTGACTTCGGGCCTGAATATGGACAGCGTTAAATGGATGGGCGGAGAACTACGGGGAAATAATACCATTACTGCTGTGAATACATCATTCGATGGTGTCCGGTTTAACGGCGCGCGCATTGCCCTTAAAGGGGGCGCATTCTATGCACGAAATATTACAATGGTGAACCAGACCAGTACGGCACAGATTATCATTCAGGATCTGATTTCTGACAGCACGATAGAGATTCTGGACAGTAAATTTCAAAAAGGTAATTACGGTATTTTACATCAGGGAAGTAGCGGTGCCGGTTTTAAAGTGACCAAAGGCAGGATAGCCAGGGTCGATTTTAATGATATGAACGGCGATGCTATAGAGCTTAACCTTGTGAATAAACATTATCAGGGTGGAGGGATGCTTATTGAGGACATACTGCTGGATAATATAAATAACCGTAATAACCAGCCTAACTGGGGGATAGGTATTGGCGTTGCAGGCAGTGGTTCCTACTCATGGGACAGTGATGATAATTTTGCCTCAAATATTACCGTGCGAAATATCAGGGCTAAAAATACCCGCCAGTGTATCCACTTTGAAAAATCCAGAGATTTTACCGTTGAGAATGTGGAAGTTTACCCGGATTCGACCAAATCAATCTCGTCCGGTTTAGACGCTGCGGGCGTTGTGACATATGGTTGCACCGATTTTACGGTAAAAGGCGTGACGGGTGAGCCAGCAATAGAGAACGGGCGTATGGTGTTCATTGCATGGGGTGTTAATAACGGGGCTTATGCTGCACCGTCACGTAACTTTAATTTATCCGGTATTGTATCAAGAACGGGATCGGTCTTAATTATGACCGCTGCGAGAGATGACTCGAAAAATGAATTTATTGTCTCTGATATTGAAGCCAAAACGGTAACATTGCAGGGGCTTGGGTCACGGATGATAATCCGTAACATCAAAACCCAAAAATTTACCGGCACCGGTAACGACGGTAAACCCTTCCAGAGAAATGCTTATATCGAAGCTGTTATTACTGATATTACCTCAACGGGTGATGACGGGACCAGAACGGGAGAATACACCACATTATATGCTGACAGGCTCGTGACGCATGGGTGTAACTTTGACGTCACTCAGATGGCTCAGTTCGGGGGGACGCGCGGTGTGTTACTGGGTAACGTCGGTAATACATATAACGCTCCAGACAACAACTTTCCGGCAGGCCGTGAGTTTTGCCGCAATGACGTCATCAACAAAAAAGGTGGTGGTAAGTTTATAGTAACGCGATCAGGTGCTTTTATTGCTGCCGGTGACCTTATCCGCGCAGCCGCTGCCGGACAGGATTTTATCGAATCCACGAATGCGAAACCGTGGGGACTGGCAGCTGGTAAGTCTGCCGGGACGAGAATAGTCATCCCCGGAGGCGGCGTAGACGGGTCCGATCATGTAGCCGTTATTACACGCAGCCCCGTCGCGGTTAGCGGGTTTTATCGCGTAAGCATTACTCCCCCTCTTGTTGTTGCCGTTACCGCAGGGACAGAGATCAGGGCAGCAGCCCCTATCAATCTTAACGACGGTTTTATAGAGGTGGCATAG